CCTCAAGGGCCAAATATTTGCTCGGATTAGGCAAATCAAGGGGTATCCTGTGACATCAATCCGTACCAGACCGATTCCCTCGTAAGAGGGATCCGGAACGACAGAAGGGTCGCCTGGGTCACTGTCCCACAATTGGGCTGGTCTCTGAGAAACCAGTTCCTTCCTCTGAATAAGAGGATAGGTTGTCAATGGCCTGGCAAGCTTGCGACGACTGATAAAGAACACAATATCAGAGATCAGATTATATCAGATTCAAAAGCCGTTAAAACTTTTAAACCCTCAAATAATCTGTTCCATAATAAAGACAGGCAGAGAGATGGGTGAATTCTAAAAGTAGAAATTCGTCCGTTTCTCCGCTCTGTTGCATCTATTTTCCGTTTTACACCTATGATGGTGATAGACGTGAGAAATTTCCGTTCCCGTTTAGTTGAGCTTCTTAGCCATAATGGATGAGACTTCCTTTTTGATTATTTAAAGGAGGCTTCACGCCTTACTGCTAGAAGATTACTAACTGGGAAAACATCCATATCTCTTGGAAAACCTTTCGTCAGAATGGATAAACAGGGATATCCTGCAATTATTCCTCTCAGATGGCGTGAAATTCTTATAAAGAATGACCCGTCAGATGATCGGCTTATTGTCGGGATTCTCACCTGTTTAACAATATTCAGATGCTTTCCTACTAATGCCCGAGAGTCTTTTAAGACTCTAACTGACCCCTTTACAGGGATCACACGGGTATTTGATTTGGATTTAGTGAGACGAGCAGTACGGGATCTCGGTATCACTGAAACCATTGGATTAGGCAAATGAAGATTTGTTAATCAAACATCTGCCGGACCAAATGCAAAGGTTGCAATGTGGGGTTCCTTACTTGATATATTGGCACTTGTGAGACAACCTGGACTTTGAATGTCCTGTTGTTCTTTCATGCTGTCTATGTATAAAGTTAGGTTTAACACCATATTGTTCTTTGGATTTAGCCTTATGTCTTTAGTTCCGATCCTCACTATATATAGGGTATGGACCGCGATGAGTCTAACAGTTTATAAAACAATCGTAACTGGTTGTTACGCGTTAGGTATAATCAGTAGTCGCCAGGTCGGACCTAGCCAGTTTCACGTCTCTGTTCCCCAATTTTTGATTGGGACTCAGATAGAGAAATTAGCTTCAGGTTCTTTTGCCCATACATCGTTAGGATCTATCTTATCAGAGTCTTGAAGAAATATAATTTTATTAAATGGGAAGCTCGCTATTGTGCGTGATCAAGCTGGAAAAGCCAGAGTTGTCGCAATGACAAACTGGTGAATCCAATGCCTGTTCAAGCCTATACACGATTCCCTATTTGATTTCTTAAAGACTATTGATTACGTTGATGGAACGTTTGATCAAGAAGGGTGTGTCCGTAATTTTATGGACAATACTCCTCCTGATCAGACAATTTATTCCTTTGATTTAAGCGCAGCTACAGATAGACTACCAATAGACTTACAAGTTCAGGTTCTATCAGTTATATTTGGGAATGGTTATTCAGCTCAATTATGAGCTGATATCATTACAAGTATTAACTGATTTTATAGAGGAACCTTTTACAAGTATTCTGTTGGACAGCCTATGGGAGCTTACTCGAGTTGAGCGATGCTCGCCGTCACTCATCACACTATAATGAGGATTGCGTCTTTAAATTGTGGGTTGAAAGGATTCTCCAACTATCTAATTCTAGGTGACGATGTTATCATTGCTGATGACACCGTTGCGGAAGAATATTTGCGTATTATGTCTCTTTTAGGGGTTGAAATAAACCTCCAAAAGAGCATGATCGGTCTGAATAGTTGTGAGTTTGCTAAGAAGTGGATGATAGGTCAGAGAGACCTTAGTCCAATCGGAGCAAAATTAATTCTTCAATCAATACGATCGAAAGATTCTATGTTCCTTGTTTTAGTTGATCTGTTGAAACGGAAGTTTCTATCACTAAGTGGGATACCAGTAGTTATAAATTCGTTAGGAAGGAGATTTAAAAGTCTCCAATCCTGAAGTCTTTATGCGCTTATATCAGGTATTTACCAAGTTGGGGAAGAGGTCCGGTATCAGTATGAAGATACTGAATCCGGAGTAAACCGCTTCGACCCTACTTCGGGATACCCTTTAGGATATAATACAAAAGACAATCTTATTAATAACTACTTAAATGAAGTTATTCAAGAAGATATTAAGGCTAGTACAGTCTTAGAAGACCTACTCCAGAATTGGCGTAAAGTCGACTTTTACCGGAAATCCGGCCTTCGTTTATGAGGTGTTCTTAACCTTGTAAATCCAGCCTTCTGACTAACTCTAAAACCATTATTTAGGTATGATGAATACCTATGGAGTTGTATTGAGTTCGCTCATTCTTGTAAGAATGTGGACGGAACTTATGAGGTCTTAAACGACCTCAGGTCTCTGTCAACAGAACCCAATATACTCGATATTGATTTTAGTTCGAAAGTGGCCGTTTCTGGCCTAAGGAGAAAGACCTGAGACTATTTTTGGAATCTTGACATTCAAACACAGGATGCTTTAAGCTACTGAGTAGCTTTTAAGTCTAATGTGCAGAAATGACATGATATCCAGTCAGGGGTCTTAATCCCCCAAAAGAGTATGGATGGTAAAGATATCCTTCGTCAAGCGACGATGGATTTCAAGAAACGTCCTCATGACAAAGTACGTCGTAGAACCGCAAAACGGAGTAAATGAAGTCCAAAAAGATAATGCGGGGATTGGAACCCCCGGGCATTAGGTACTCAGCCGTACCATCTTCTTCATCTTACTTCTAGATGCCCTCAGCCTGAAGGAATCAGGCCACTTTCCTTAAACGGTTTATCCAAACCACCCAAGGATCGTATATCC